AACAAATAGACCTTTAAGGTTATCCCATAGGTTACTAAAAGTATCCTTAAGTTTAGAAAACATACTAGTGAAAATATTTTCTGTCTTCTTAGCATTTTCGTGCTCTTTAGACTGATCACCTGTTTTTTCCATAAAGCTCTTAGAGCTTCCGGTATTTTCGGCTATAATAGTTAATAAGCCTGTTTGTTTTTGTTGCTCGGTAGAAGTATCAATACCTAGAATATCACCAAATAGCTTACGTGTACCTTCTTTTAAATCTTCCTTTAAGAAGCCTTGCAATGTTTCGTGCAATGTTTCTGCACCCGCAACAAAAGCATCTTTAATAGATTGAATAATAGGAGTATCTCCTGAGAAGCCATCTACTAATTTATCTGTGAAGGCATCACTAGTTTTAGTAAGTGCTGAAACCATTCTATCTGTGTCATTAGTCATACTTCTAGAGAAGGTATTAATTTCTCTACCCATAGCTTCCTTAAAGAGACTTATAGCATCCGCATTAGCTTCCTGAGAGCCGAATATTGAGAAAGAAGAAGCATCTTTTCTTGCTTTAAATACTTTTTCTTCGGCTTGATATAGTGCTTCAGCTTGATCAAGTATAGCTAGCCTAGAGGCTAAGTTGGCGTCTAGAAGCTCATTCTGGGCTTCTATCTCTAAGGTGGTTTGTACTACGGGTGTAATACCTTTGTTTTGCTCTTTCGCAGTTTCTTTAGCTAATCTAAGCAGTTTTGTTGCAGCAGTTACTCGGTTCTTAGCTACTAATACTTCAGTACTTTGTTGGATACTTACGGCTGCAAATAAGTCTCTAGTATCACTTAAGGCTTTAGCTCTATTTACGTTACCTCTTTCATTAGTTTTATTTATAGCTTCTGCTATACTTAAATCAGCCTTTGTTGCACTTGATATACCTGTGACTATAGCTAGTTGTCTTTCTAGAATTACTTCGGTTTTTTCTCTTTCTTCAGCGACACCTTTTAAAGTTTTCTTCTGTAGACCTAGGTTTTTAAGTAGTAAAGTTTCTGACTTAATTTTAGAAATTAGCCCAGCCTTTTCAGAACTGCCTGCTAGTGCAATATCTCTACTAAGCTTCACAAGCTCTGCTTTATCACTTTTAGCTATAGATTCTTTTATACCAAGTATCTCTACCTCATTGTCTCTGCGGGCACTTATTAAGGAAGTATTAGCAGAATAAATATCACTTTGAGTTTTTTGTATTTTTAACTCGCTAGTAAGAGCTTCTATTCTTGTTTTATCGGCTAGATCTGAATTAACTTTTTTAGTTAGTCTAGTCTGTTCTGCTCTTACTTTACTTATGGCTACTTCTACGCTGTATCCTTCTTCTTGAATACCAAAGTATCTTTTAGCGCTAGCGCTAAGAGACTCTATGTAAGATTTAGCTGCTGCTGCTCTATCAAAGCTATCAGTACCACTGGTAGTGTCTTTTATATCTATGTTATCTATTGCTGCTAAACCTATAGATATATCTCTCAAAGGTTTTGAAGCTTTAGATATCTTGCCTGCCTCCAAACCTACCGCAGCTATATTAGAGCCCATATTCCTAGAAGACTCTTCTATTGCTTTAAAGTTACCTTGTAGTTCTTTTAAAGGTTTAGAAGCTTGCTCCATTGCTAGTTTTAAAAGAGCGCCTGTTCTAAATATAGCTTCTGTATTTTCTTTCTCTACTCCGGCTACTGCAGCCTTATAAGCAGCCTCGGTAGCTTTAGTTACTGGCACCCTAGGAGAAATACTTCTTTGTGGTAGGGGTTTTTCTAGGTCTTTACGTTTTATATTTTGTAGCTTTTTACCGGCTTCTGTATCATATAAAGCTGTGCCTGTTGTTTCTAAGCTTTGCTTGTTTAGTTTAGATACTCCTTTTAATACTAGGTCTATCTCATCTCCCCAAGTAAATAGCTTATCTAACCAAGACATATTATCAAAGGCGTTTGCTGCCTCTATAAGTTTACCTGCTGCGGATTCTAAAGTGCTATAACTATTAACTAAGGCATCTATAAATTTTATCTGTCCAGATAAAGTATCTGCTTTACTATCTGTCTTTCTAGCATTTATTACATCTTTTTGGATGCTTTCTTGCTCTTCTAATAGCTTGTTACTTTCTTTTATTGAACTATTAAACTTATCATAAGCAGGGGTTAATGCACCTACGGCAGTAGCTATAGCTTTAAAACCAGACCAAGCTATGCCTATTATTGCAGCCACAGGTAGAAGCTTAGTAAAGGCACCGAACGCCGCTTTACCTGCAGCAGCTACACTACCCAAGCCTACAGCTAGTTTAGAAGTTAAAGTACCACTAGCTAAAACAGAAGTCATATTTGCTCTAAAAGCTGCAAAAGAGGTAGCTGATAAGCCTGCTTGTAGTCCCATAGCTAACTCTTGGCCCATACGTACTGTAGTAGCTCTAAACCTTGCTGCCCATGCTTGTACGTGTACTGCGCCTGCGGCCATACCAGTTTTTATACTGTTTGTTATAAGTTTTTGGCCAGCCTTAGTACTTAAGCTATACCCTTTTACTAATTCTCTAGCTAAGTCTGTACTTATGTTTTTCCCTCTAAACTCTACTGTCTTAAGTCCATTCTCTACAGCAAACTTTGTTTTATTTCGTAAAGAAGATATATAAGGCTTTAAGGACTTATTTACTGCAGTTAAGAAATCTGAGCCGCCTAAGCCTCCTTTTACAGCTTTAGCTATGGCAGAAGATCCAGTTCTAGAAAACTTTAACATTTCTGGGTTGCCTGCTAGTCTAGCTTTTATTGAGGATCCACTAGCTTTTCTTTCAGTAGCTAAATTGGTACCTAGAGATTTTTTTAGTTCTAAACCTTTCTTTTTTAAAGCATCTAATCTTGCGGTAGATTCAGTTATCCCTACCGCGAGTTTACTAGTAAATGTATTACCTAATTCTGAAACGGCAGGTATAGCCAATTTAATAAGAGCAGTAGAAATACCTATAATAGCAGCAACTATTAATGATGAATTGTTTGCTAGAAGGCTTACTATACCTGTAACTGGGCCTGATAAAAACTCTAGTATCTTTTGCCCTATGTCTAGGAACTCAGCAGATAGCTTTTGATATGGTTTAGCAGTTACCCCAATATTAGCAAATTTGTCTTCACCTTGCTTTAATACTTGGTTAAGAATAGCCTGTGATTTTTCGAAGGTAGACAAGTCTTTAGCAGACTTACCAACACTTTCAGCATATGCTTCTGTTGCAGTTGTTAATCTTAGTATAATACCAAACTCATCAACTAATTCGGGCTCACCCTTTACAACAGCCTGCACTAGTCTATTGATAGCGTCAGGTACACTGCGCCCTAAAACAGTAGCAGCCTTAGTACCTATAGTAGCTAATCTTTCTAGCCCACCTTGGGCTATACCTGCTGAGGAAGCTAAGTTAGCTGTACGCATAGAATCAGCGAAAGTTAAAGCACCTTCTGAAATATCTTTTAAACTTCTGGCTACGCCAGCGTAGTTAACCCCTGTAGTAGCTGCTAGACTTCTAGCAGACTTTTCCATTGCGCTTAAGTCCGCGCTAACTTTTAGTATATTAAAGGCAGCAGAAAGCGCAAAGACATGAGCCGCTATAGTAGCATATGCGCGTACTACGCCCCCCATCCCCTGCGCTTGCTTAGAGAAGTTTTTAGTACTGTTAGCCATGCCAGCAGTACCTTTATTAGTGCGGTCTATTGCACCACTAGTTTCATTAGCTTTTTTCTTTACGTTATCTAACCCACCTGCTAGTTTAAGTACGCCGTCAGATCTTACTTCAACCTTTAAGGTTTTTATTACTGTGCCCTTACCCGCCATTTTTCACCTTTGCCTTCTTATTGCTTTTACTAGCATAATAAGATATATTATCTTCATCTATAATTATAATATACTCTAAGTATATTAGTTGTAAATCTTTCGGGACTTCATATAAATTAAATAGATAATCTAATAAGGATAAATCCTTGCCCGTATAGACACCAGAGAAGCTATCCATTGTTGATTTTAAAAGCCTGTATACTTGAAGAACCCGCAGAAGGTCAAAGGTTAACTCTGTCTCGTCTACGGGCATTTCTTCTTCTATAGGTGTAGAGCCTGTTATTTCACACGACTCTATGTATCTTTCTTTAGTCAACCCTTCTCTAGAAGCTGCTACAAATCTCTTTAGTAAAGATATGTCTAGGTCTATACGGTCTTGTTGAAAAGTGATACATCATTAATAACAGTCATAATCCAAGCATCAAAGTTAGCTGAGTTTTGCACCAAAGTTAAAGCAGAATCGTCAGAGTACTCTAACTCAGCTTCCGTGTCTGCAACTTCAGATAAGTCTGTAGGCATAAGTTCATTTAAGTACTTAAGTTTTAAACCTGTCCAACCTTTAATAGCAGAACCAACATATAGTTTATAGAATAAATCCTCATCAATAGTTTCTTCAGGTTGACGAGTTGACTTATTAAAGCCTATAGTAGTAGCTTTCTTTCTCAATGTTTGAATTAAATCTCTTGACATATACTGTACAGAGATTGTAAACCCTTTTAAATCTGGGTCTGGATAATCAACAGAAACTGTTGATGTTGCGCTTAATAGTGATTTTAATTCCATGAATAATTCCATTATATATAAAGACCCTACCTCTATATATATTATATAACTAAAGTAAGCTAGCTGGGTGAGTAGGGCACCCAGCAATACATGTCAACATATACTTTCGCTCAAAAACTATACTAAGCTACTAAGGAGTAGCGAAGTACCTAACCAATAACTCATCTGTAGTGTCGATATCTTGACCTAAAGCTGAGAATGCGATGTCTAAACCTAGTACATCATCTGTTGCAACTGCTGGAATTACTAAATGCGCATGTTTCATATCAAGCTCTACGCGCGGAGTAGCAGCACCCCCAATTTTTAATAACATTTCAAACTCTTGCGTTACTGTAGTTGTATCTGATACTAAGTCAGATAGTAAACCACCTGAGTTGCTAGTACCTGTATTTAAGTAACAAGTAACATTACCAGAAACACTTCTAGCACCAGTAAATGACCCTATAGGGTTATTAACAACACCTAACTCTTCCGGAGTTAAGAATGTTACACCATTATCAATAGATAATGAGCCACCAGTGATAGCAATGTTATACGGTTTAAGACTGCCTTGCCCTGTTGTTTCACTACCTATATTAACGAAGTTAGAATCCATAGTCCCTAATAAAGCATTAATAGCACCATCTGAAATAAGCATTACAGATGTGGAAGAAGAACTAGCGGAAGTAATAACTAAATCACCGTCACTAATTTCTGCATAAGCACCGTCTAATTGCTCATTGATTTCGTCTATTACATCTGCTACATTATCGCCCCCTATAGTAGCTGGGTCAATAGATATTGTTTGTGTAGTTCCGCCATCTACAGTAATATCAGCAGTATATACTGTTGCATCTACTAAGTTGTGTAAGGCTGTATCATCTAGGAGTGTAGCATAATCTACAGTCCAGTAAGCTGATGTAGTAGTTGTAGCTTTAGAGATACCCATAACAGATAGTTTATTAGTAATAAACTCTGCATTTGCAGCAATAGCTAGGAACTCCCCTGATTGTGGAAAGTTTGCTGCATTTGTTTGTTCTGTTATTTTTAAGCCTTGCCCAGACCAAGCAATAGAGCCAATACTTTCAATAGAGAAATCAATTTCTGCTGTGTTAAGGATAACATCCTCAACATGCATTGTTGTATTTTCTAGTACGAAGAAGAATTGTAGCGCTAATAGTTGATGCACGTTTGAATTTTCAAAGTCAGCCTCAAAGTATGTAGCACCCGATTTAGTATTAGTTCCTACAGGCCCTGCGCCAACAAGAGCTTCCCATAGTACTGATTCAACAGCTTTATGTGTAGTGTCTAAGTAAGGTCTTAGGTATGTAGTTACTGATACTTCTGCAGGGTTAAGTGCAGTGTTAAAGATTCTTTTACCACGAGTTGGTGCAATACCAGCCTCTGATAAAGTTACTTCCTGCGTTGCAGCGTCTTGTGAAAAAGAATATCCATCTAATACTGGTATTTCAAAAGTATTAGATGAGGTAAACCCTGTTTTCACAGTTGAAACGTATAGCTTCGTGCTGCGGGATAAATTTAAAGCCATTTTTTGCTCTCCAAAATATTGTTCTAGTATCAGTAGTTATCCGACTATTATCTTTATACTCTGATACTTATTTAACTTGGTACTGAGCTACCAAGTCTACTTCTGCAACCCCGTAAGGAGCTAACAATCCTTCATCTGTGGTAATAGATACTATCCTTAGATCTTCTATCTTATCTGAAGTATCTGTGTTGAAAACTAAATGATAGTTAGCATCTACTACCTTTTCTATATCTTCTAAGATTGCCTCTAATTCATCTAGAGGGTTATAATCTGAGTTTACATATATTTTTACCGAAATAGATAAGTAACCCCACTTAAAGCTAGCAGGTAGGTATTCTCTTTGTTCTGCTCCTGGAACTACACACAAGTGTGGGTAGTCATTTACTTCATCCCAAAAGAGAAGTTTTGCAGTTACGTTATCATATACATTTGATGCATAAATACCTTGTCCGTCTATTTCTTTTAATAGACTTACTAGTTTTTCTGTTATTTTTGATCTGGCTGACACTATCTAGCCCTCCTAGTGAATATTCTGGACTTACCTATATTATTGGCTGCCATTTCTGTTCTTAAAAGGTCTCTTATAGCATTGCCCGCTATCCTGTTAGGGTCTCGGCCTCTAGAGCTCCACCTATTTGGTTCTCCAGCAGGGTCAAATACATCGTAAGGTTCTGCTTGGTAGTTATAGTATGCAGTTATGCTGCGGGCAGATAAGGTAAGTGCAGTAACTAGTACTGACTCTGAGAACCTACCTGTCTGATTTCTTAGATACCTTTTACTTGAAGGCGCTCCACTGGCATGCATCCTACCTCTTACAGCTTTAGAAATATTGGTATTCAGCGCGCCTAATATACTATCTAAGCTACTCTGTGACCTTTGGAAGCCTTTAGAATCTACTACGTGGTTTTTGATGCCTACAGTAGTACTTACTGTTTTAGTGTTAGCATTATACTTACTATTAATTGCCTTTACTTTCTTAGATGTAGCTGTAGGCCTTTTCTCGCTCATGTAGTTTAGCATCTTACTTAGTTCTATTTGCAGTCTATTTACTGGAACAGAACTTGGGCCGCTTAGTTGATCTTCTGCTGCTTTCTCTAACCTATTGAAAATATTTCTAGTCCGTGTAACATTATCCTTTGGTACAATTACCGTGATTTCAGTAGTGTACTTGCTTACTTGTTTAGCCAAACTAAGAGTAAACCCTGACTTGATGCCGTACCTAGAGTTTAAAGTTATTAGCTGGTTATTGGACTTATTAGATATTTTTAAAACTGGAGGATCTGGTAGGTCTTTACTTTCAGAGTTAACAGCCTCGTTTGATCTTCCCGCTGCAGCTCTTAGGGTGTTATTTAATCGCAACTTCATAGAAGTGTAGTCATCTGTTATAATGGCTATCTGGTCTCCTTTAAGGTAGTACAGGTGTTGAGTGTCTCCTAGACCTGCTAAGTCCTGCTCATTCAGTCGCTGTATAGAAGGTACTCTGGTTCCTTTTGATCCACCTACGTTAGCTAAGGCTGAGCCTTGTAACTTTTCGAATACTTTATTCCCCATCTCAGCGCCTAAGTTGTTGTTTAGCTCTGTTTTAGATAGAGAAACTATATGTATAGACCGAGCATATTCTTTATCAGTACGCCCTATTATTCGTTCTAAGTTGCCTCCTAGCCTCTTGGCTATCTTTCGAAGGTCTCTAGTTGTAGTACTCATTTTAGTAGATAATTCTGTATAAGTCCATCACTCGTTTGATATGAGGTGGAAGACTCTTAGTTACAAACTGAGTTATTTCCCCAGCTCGTCCCATAGACTTCTCAGGAATATAATCTTCATTTTTATAATAGTCTACTAAGTCTAAGCAGGCTATTTTTAAATCATCTGGGGCTACTTCAAAGCCTCCAGCATACTCTACCTTTAAACTATGGTGTTTAATACGGGTACCTCTAGTAAAGTTTGATCCTGTTGCAGTTTTTACGTAACCATCTTCTGTGTCTACGAAGTAGTCCGTGTCCTCTGTTAGTAGCGTATTAGTTACACCCCCGTCGGTAGACACATTAACTGCTACTACATTTACTACGGGAAATTCGTCTAAGTATACAGCGGTACTAGTTGTCCCATCAAAATACTGAATTAGATTGTTATCTGCGTAATGCTCAACAAATTTTCTATTGCAGTAGTGCTTTACTAGAGCATTAACAGCAGCTACTATATAACGTATTCTATCATCTTTATCAGGGTTAGTTATGTTTTTGTACGTTCTATACTCCTCAAGAGTAATCAATTCCGACATTTTATGGCTCCCATTTATTACTCTTAACCAGGTTCTCTTTTGCAGTTATAACCTGTATATTATCTGCACAATGTAAACCACTGACCAACTTACCTTGCAAAGGTACTGTGTGATCAACGTGATGTTTTACACCTGTTTGTTCCTCCCTGTACTTAGCAGTACTATATGCTTCATCTAATACGAATCTGTCCCAGTCGCTGAACCAGCTAGGGATTGCATTTAGTTTTGCTGCTCTATATTTTGCGGCTTTTGCGTTGCATTTATCTTTGTTATCTTGTCTGTACTGCTTACCTTGTGAGGCTATAGCCTCTTTATTATCTAGGTAATACTGCTTACTTTTCTCAGATCTGGATACTTTGGTTTTTTGGTAGTACTGCTTCCCTCTGAAAATTGTAGCCTCCTTATTATCCTCTCTGTACTGGTTATTTATTGCAGTTATATGCTCTTTATTTTCTATGTAGTATTTTTTATTTTGTAGCTTACGGCATGCCTTACAGCTACCTGTATGTCCATCTCTGTTTCTACTGGCTACTGCGAAAAGATTTAATTCCTTGACTATATTACACTTTATACATTCTTTTTCTAACACCGTATTTCTCAAAGTTCTTTCAAGCATTATATCTATACCCTTACTTATAAATATTAAAAAAATGGGGGCGCTATGCCCCCATTTTATATTACTTATTTACTACTAAGTTGCGTAGTTAAGTACTGAAGCGCCTACACCACCGATGATTGGAATGAACCCCATTCTACGTGAAGCAACTAGTACATTACGTTGGAATTCTACGTTTTTATCACGCTCCATCATCATACCACGTAACTCACCTTTTAGGAAGTTTGATGTATTTACTGCTACAGCAGCAGTGTTACCAATAGCTACTGTATCAAATTCACCAGAAACTACAACAGCGGAGCCGTTTACACTACCAACTTGCCCAGTTAATAAAGTAGCGTTTTGTAATCCTACTAAATCTACTGTGCGGAAGTCAGGGTCATCAAGTAAATCATAGTAAGCAGCAGTGCTTACAATATATACTACTTCTGTAGGATCTAACCCACGAACACCTAAACCACGACGTACTGTCTGTAGGAGATCAGCAGTTGTTTTAGCCGCACCACCAATAGATAGTTCAGTAACGTAAGCCCCACCTGCAGTAGTAGCTAGTTGTGTAATACCTGTGATAGGGTCTGCAGACCCACTGCCTGCCCCACGTAAGATTGCTTGGTCTGAAGATTTAGCCATTCTACGGACTACGGCATCACGGATGATTGGTAGTAGAGGAATGATTGAATCTTCTTCTTCTTCGTAACCAATATACTCTTTAGCAGCTAGTTTATAAGCCGTCAGTGTTGTGTCTGTGATGTCATGTTCTACAGCAGTACCTGTAGAAGCTGCTGTTTCATTATAAGCAGAAGAAGCAATCCATTGCCCGTAGCCAGCTTCAGGGTTAACAGGGATATGCATTTTATTTGTTGTCATAGCAATATTGCGGAACATAGGTTCTACAACTAATTTTCTACGTATATCAGCTAATACATTAGTTGAGAATTGTTGTTCCCAGTCTTGTGTCAAAGCACTGTGATGGTCTGTAGGTGCTTTTTGTAAGATACTAGCAGCGAAGCGCGTACTCTCTGCCGATTTACCTAAAATTTTACCTAGTAGTACTGCGTTGTCAACATCAGCTTTTTCGATGTTAATGGCGTTTTTTTCTTCGTAGTGCATTTTGCTCTTGTTCATTGCTACGATTTCGTCTTGCTTTTCTTTTAGCTCTGTGCGAACACCTTCTAAGCTTTCGCCAAGTGTTTTTTCTGAGTTTTCAAAGCGTGCTGTAAGGTCAGCAATTAGTTTTTCTGTACCTGAAGTACCAACCTCAACTTTAGCTGCTTTTTCTGTAGCTGCTTTTTCTGTAGCAGCTTTTTCTGTAGCAGCTTTTTCTGTAGCTGCTTTTTCTACTGCTACTCTATTATCTTCTGCAGCTGCAATGCCTTTTGCGATTGCTTCTTGAATTTGTTCTGGTGTCATGTGTTTCTCCAATGTTTTCGTGGCTTTAGCGTTTTCTGATTCTGGTACATTTGTAGCTTTGTCAGCTTCAGCTTCCGTCTGTTTATTTATATTAGCTTGCTCATTTTCTGAAACAAACTTTTGTTTGAAATCTTTGTAGTCTTCTACAGACTCAAACTGTTTAGATACACTAAAAGTACTATGTTGGTTTGCAGGTACGCTTACCACAGAGACTTCCAATAGTTCCAAATCTTTAATCACGAAAATATCTGTTGTACTATCGTAATCAGCATCCTTAACCATAAAGCCTACACTAAAGCTCTTTAAGATGCCTTCTTTAATCATTTGATAAACATTACCTGCAGCCTTACTTATCTCCGCTGTAATGAATAAACCTTTAGAACTTACTGAATGGCTTACCATTTGTCCAATAGGGTTATCATGTTTATGATAGCCTAAAATGATAGGATTGTTTAAGTAATCTGAAAGCCCGCCTTTGTTCCAAGCTTCTTCTAGGATTACGTCGCCAGCTCTATCCTTATCGGTAGTATTGGCCCAGCCAGAAATTAATAAAGTACCGTCATCATCTGCTTTCTCTGTGATAGCAAAATTAGACGTTAGCTTTAACAACTTTGTCATATTTTATCCTCTGTTATGTGACTTTTTTTATTCTGCATCTGGACTCTGAGCAGGCTTTCCGCCTAAATCAGGATCAACAGCACTACCTGCTACATTAGCTGGAAGTACAAGTTCGTCTGCAAAATCTTGGTCACTTCTTTCTAGTCTTAGTTTTTCTCTTGCTTCATTTCGAGTAATGATGCCTGCGTTAACTAATGATGTGTAATACGCTGATTCATCTCGTAAATCGGGTCTTAAGGCTAGTATGTTTTGGTAAACCGGCTTAAGATCGTAACCAAAGAAACCTTCCAGCGCCTGTGTAAGCTTTAATACTAAAGGTATTACAGTTGCTGTATAAAACAGTTTTTGGTTAGGGGATATGTTAGCGTTATTACCTGCGTCTAAAAGAATTGGTGGGACACCTATCGCTTTTAAAATCTTTCTTTCTTGTGCGCTTATAGAGTCTGCAAAATCCAACTCTTGGAAGTCGCTAGTGCCTAAATATTCTATTTCAAATTCACCATCTAGGATGATTGGTCTACGCCCCCCATCCTTAGGGTTATATAATCTTGACCAGTCTGCTCGTACTCTATCTTTTATTTTTTTAGATAGTATATTAGGTGTTTTTAATACTAACCCTGGCACTGTGCCATTCTTAAAGAACGACTCTTGGAAGTTGTTCATATTCTGTAGTATTCTTAAACTGCCAGAAGCTGATACAAGCCTAGAAGTTCCTCTATAGATAGAACTTGCACTATTATCTCTTACATGAATGATCTCTTTTGTTGAAAAATCAGTAGCTCCGTACTTGTACATTTTTATGAAGCTTTTCTTGTCTGTAATTATTTCCATCTTGTTCGCGGGTATATTATACAGATGAGCCCCATCCCAGTAGATAAAGGCATCGCCTTCAAGTATTAAGTCTAAGTATATGTTTCTTTTGAACAAATCCGCGTTTATATGTGGGTTTGGTCTAAAGTTTATAAGTTTTTCAACCTTCTTTGGTCTTACAGAAGTCTCCACTGTGGAGATACCACTTATCTTACCCTCATTTAAATCCATTGTAATCTCAGCAGCAGAATCTACTAGTAAGTTTACACCTCGATTAACTACCTCGATATGGTTATAAGCTGTTTGATAAGTTATAGGTGTTGCTGTAGACTGGACAGAATAGCCTTCGTCCATTGCAATTTCTTCTTGCGCGGGGTTTAGTTTCTCTATTAGGTTATTAATCCACCCCATAGTATCTGTTCCTTTGTTTTAGCACCCAACGCTGTTGCTTGGCTGCTGTAATTAGGGCAGGGGCTTTACCATATACTTTGTGTAAGCCTTTGCCTTTCTTAGCTTCACCGTTACCTGTGTGATGGAACTTACAAAGTGTTACGGTTTGCTCTGGAGAAACTAGTAATTCCTTAAACTCCTCAATAAAAATATCTCTAACTCTTTCTATCTCTTCAACGGTTGAAATACTGTGTCCAGTTTGTTTCAGCCATTTATCAAATAGCAAGGTTATTGTGTTATAGTGGTGGAACTCTAGCTCTTCTTTAGAGCCACAGATAAAGCATTCTGTAGCTTTTTTATATTGTGATTTTACCTTGTCGCGTACGTATTTTATAGGAAATCTTTTAAGCTCCTCCATCGTAACATTCCTAATATATTTTGACACTCTTTATAGTATTATACTAAAAAATTCTGAGGTTGTCAAGCTAAGAATTACTTTTTTACTTAGGATACTGGTTACCAACCTACTTTGGGCCAACCTGCAAAAAGCTTATAACAGCGTACCACACCACAGAAGCTAAAATACCTAGAGCCCCTATTATGGTGGCTCCTGCTAGTTTTTCTTTCATGTGTCTCCAGAAGTCAATTGATCCTTGTCTTTCCTCTAGTAGTATTTCCTGCTTAGCTGCTACATCTCTTAGTGTGTTCATAAGCTCTATATTCTGCACACTAGTTAACCTTTCGTATCCAGTACTATCTCTAATGCTGTTTTCTAAGCTTACTAGTATTTCTCTATGTTCCAATACTTTAACCTCTAAGTTATGAAACGATAAATTAATACTACTGTGTCCCTCTATTAAGCAGTTTATTTTCTCTTCTAGCTCTTCACTTTCCAAGCTCATTTTAATCCTAAAAATTTAGATAAGGTTAGCACCTTTTGCTTAATATAAAACCCTATAGTAGTAGTATTAGAAACAGAAGATATTTGTGTACCCCAAACCTCTTCTGCTCCTTCTTCTTTTGTATGCTTAGCCATGTAGGTCTCTAATAGCTTTTCATATGCTGATTTTTGCATTATTTTAGTCCTATAAATTTAGATATACTTAGTACTTTATTACTGATAAAATAACCAAAAGAACCTACAGGATAGTTACCTAGTGTGGAATTCCAGATACTATAAGCTTGTTCCTCTTTAGTATATCTGGCATCATGTACCGCTGACCACAAGTCCCAAGCTGTTAGCCCTTGGCTTGTAGCTTGGGCTATTAGT